AAATGTAACAATATCCCTTCCCATTCCCTCATCAAATGATTTAGAAAGTGGAAATACTATTAATTTAAAGTTAGAAGGGCAAGTTTGTCCCCCATAAACATCAAACATTTTTAATGTGCACTTAAAAGATGAGTGGCTAATGTCGAGAAAGGAGCTAGTTAATTCTCTCAAGGGTTTTAAATCAAACTTAACCAATCCTCTGCTTAATTCTATTGGTGATGCATCTGATCCTGAAATAGACTCTGCGTAAAGCTTAAATAGATCTATTGATGCAGCCTTTCCCGTATTAGCATCTGTTGCTCTAAAACTATTGCCTATAATCTTATTAGTGACATAAGCATCTTTGCTACCTGTTAAAATCCTATACATAGATAATTACCTCGCAGTCCCAACTATATCATCATCTGGATATTTTACTTCAAAAATAGACCCTGGTGTCGGAATGATTATTCCCCTATCCGTATTCGCAGCAACAGAAAAATTCTCATTACTGTAAACCCTATCACTAACAGTTCCAGAAATATTTGAAACATTAAACGATACTAAAGATATAACTCCTGACTCTCCCAATATTATACTAACTAAGTCTGATGTAACAATGGGCTGATCTATTTGAAAATTTTCTATCACCATGTATGTCTTGATAGCATTATTAATATTCTTGATAGTCAGTGTCTTATTTGAAATCGAGTCAATAACAACACTATACGATATTTTTACATTAAGAACCATTGTATCAACAATATCAATTGCATCTGATATCAGCCTGTATTGATTAAGATATGTTCTTAAATTTTCTTTTAGTGCGTCTGGAGATACAATTAACTTTCCCGATGAGTTCCTGCTAATAATAGATACGACGGATGCTAATGGATTTGAAGGATTATCTCTAACTCCCACGCGAAAAACCCTTCCGAATGCGACAGGCATCGTATAAATTCTTGCTACTAGGTCCTCCTTTGTAACAATTCTTGATTGAGAATTTCTAAATGCAAGAGCAGTAGACTTAAGTTCATTTAAAGTCATTGCTGACTCTCCCCCAGATGCTGCTGATTCATTATCGACCACTACAGACGAACGTATAGATGATACTGTGGATGAAGGAGTACCTGAGGAAAACTCAGTCACCAAAACAGATACAGTCTTAATTGAACCTGCAGCAACATTGTGAGATAACCCGCCTCCTGCCCTATACCTCACAGACATAGTTGTATTTCTGGGAGCTATTCCCAGTGTTCGTGTCTGAAGAAGTTGATTTGGATCGATTGTGAATCTTGAAATCGTCTTTCTCTTTCCATAGAGCGGTATGGCAAATTCACTTGGGTCTGGAAGAGTATCATCATCTGTTCCCTCAGCGTTTCCCCCTCCAAATCTAATAGTTGTTGATCCTGTTTTCCTACTATTTGTCTTTATAAATCTATATGGTGCGGGAATCAGCTCTATATTCTCTGAAACCAGATCAGAATCATATCCCATGTTACTTATTCTCTTGAATACAGTATCTTGGGTAAGTGAATCTACCTCATAGTATTCATTTCCATCAGAATCTATTACAGAAATAATCTCTGAAATATTGTTATTGGACATGGTTATTGTTCTGAACGGTGTAAATGAATCTGGAATTGTAAAATTCTCTAAAATTGTTATTCCTGACGTGCAAAATCCTATCATCTTTAAAGCAAATGAGGTGGGATTTCCTGAGGAGTCTTTTTTCATTGTACTGTATGTTGCGATTAAATTGCCTATCGTATCAGTTTTTCCAAAATTTAAATCATCGGCTAGTTCAAATTGAATGCCAGTGTTTGCTGATAGTATTGAACCTGCCCTGATAATCGGTAGGGAGCTTATTTTAGGAATGTAATTGTTGTTTTTTAGAACTGCCGGGGCTTCAAGATAGAAGCTTACACTTACAGTTGCAGGAGATGCTCCTTGAATTTTGACTCCAGCACTTCTAACAAGTCTCTCTATATTTTGACTTTCTACAGCTGTGATGATATCAAGCTCATTAAACTGATGATCCAGATAAAATGACATGTTATCACCGATGTATGCTGCCATCTCCACAAAAAGACCTGCTAGGCCGTTTTCTGTAAAATCACTTATCTTATCTGAAAAATATGTTTGGCCATATTGTACTAATTCTGCACGAAATGCATCAAAGTCTTTATTAAGATAAGATCTCTGATTCTTTCTTAAGCTTTTAATTTTATTTTTATTGGATGCCATGATCTCACTATCCTATACAGTAAATTGAAATATTAAGAACTCTTTCTCCCACCCTTATTCGAGGAATGCTGAATTTTATACTTAAATTAATTTGTGCTAAAGCCTGAATGTGTCCTGATTCGAATCTAGCTGTGTTGCCTGATCCAAAGTCTGATGAGAATGTGCTCAACTCAATAAAGGGCATGAATTTTTTAACAGCAATGCTTATCCTCTCCATTGAAATTGAATCAAAATCATCTAATGCTGATAATTCTGCTGTAAGTGGTCGTAAATTTGCACCGTAAGAATAATTTCCCAATCTTTCTCCATGATTTGTTAGAATAAGATTTTTTAAATTATCATCAATCTGAGAAATAGGATTAAAAAGCATCTGAAATATTCCCGATCTCCCCTCTCCCAGCTCAAGTGGTGTCTTGATTCCGAATGGTGTTGGATCCACCTTTCTCAGAAGGGTTGGATCGTCAATCTGGATACCAGAACTTTTAAATGTTATCTCTTCTCTTAACATTGCCTCACACACTCCTATCATTAATTATAATGATGGTAAGCTTCTACGGATCAAACGTTTAAGAAAATATCGATGATGTCTATCTATTGAACATCTGGATCCTTATCATCCGAATCATCGGGAATGGGAACACCATCTTCATCTGAATCCATTGTTGCCTTATCCTCATCAGTTAGAACTGGAACAGCTCCCCATGCAGTCCCAGGCTTTCCTGGAAATCCAGTAGGAGGCTTGCCTGGGGGAATATAAAATGCTGCATATGTACCAGTCTTGAGCCACTCAATAACTCTCTCCTCACATCTCTGACAAATCTCTAGAGGAGTGAACTTTGTTCCAAATATTTTATTTTCAGAATCAAAAGGTGTTGTTGGGGCGATGGGTAGAAATACTGATGATGCTGCCATTATAGCTGCAGATGCTGCTAACATCGCTGCATCTAGTCCCAGTGCGACACTATTAATGGAATTACTTGTCTTGAAATGAACAGGTAGTCCCATAACTCCCATAAATGCAGCTGCAGATCCAGCTGATATTAATCCTGTTGGAGCACCGGGGCCGAGAAGTATCTCTATCTCAGGTCCGATTGCAAGAGCCCACTTTGATGCTGCTTCGACATCACTCTCTGGCATTCCCCCAAATGAAGAATAATCAGGATCCATAAATGCTCTAAGATTATCTGATATACCCACTATTTTGTCTTTCCTATGGTACTAAGATTACTTTTGGCCTTTAGCTCTCCAATTAATGTAGTGATTGCAGTTACAACTGCAGGATGCAGCACTCCCGGACCCACAGCAGTTGCGACATATGAGGGTGCAGCTGTCAACATTTCATTTAAGAGGTCTAGCAATAAACTATTTAGCTTATCTCCAAGCACTATTGACTCCTTCGCGTCCCTTCCAAGATATATCTGCTCTCCCGCTCCATTCGCTTTATCGATTCCTGAGCCTATTATTATTTTTGGACCATCAATCATAATGGTTCCATCGGGTTGCATTATTATAACAGCTCTTCCGACTCCTCCCTCATCGTCTTCTACACCCTCCTTGATTATCTTTATGCTTCCATTAACCGCCTGATCCTCGCTATACTTTGCTATCACACGAATCTGATTTGATTTTAGAATGACGTAAGCATCCTCATTAACAGCTTCAACTTCACCATCATCAAGAGATGGATACACGAGGCCAAAGTTACGGTCACCATCTGTCTTCATTGACACATATATTCTAGAGAGATCATTAATAAAATCTGGATCTCCCTCATTTATATTTGGACCGGCCTCGTTCCCACGTGTGACAACAGGATTCTTATCAATTTCACCCAAAGATCTTGTATTCTTTGCAACCGCAGCAGGGGCTGTGGGATTTTCATCGCTGCTGACTATCACTGATGTTGACTCTTTTTCTGGTATCTTGTCATAAAGAAATG